GTCGCCTTCTTCTCTATTTTCTGAGTGGTGAATGTCAAATTTTCCTCCTGGGTATCTTGATTCAAGTTTTCTGACATTTTCTTCAATTACCTCATTAGGATCAAGCCCAAGAGAGCGACAAGCACTAGACCAATACCACATAATATCACCCAATTCTCGTTTGAGATGAAATACAGTTTCATCATTAAGTGGTTTCCCTTGGAACAAACATTTTTTAACAATTTCACTAAATTCACCTCCTTCACTTGACAATCCAATAGATGCTGTTAATAACAATGGAATGTTAATACCTGTTGCATTTTCTAATTCTTGTACTCGTCCAAAAAATGCACCAGACTTGTTACTTTCTACTGATGTAACTTTCTCAACGAACTCTTCGTATCGTTTTAAATCCAACATAAGCAAAGTACCTTTTTAAATAATACTCTCTTGATCCATAACGCCAACGTATCCAGTATCTGGTTGTTCTGGTTGCCAACCTATAATACCATTAACATCGATTGTTCTTAAGACAACAACATCCTCTTCATCTGGAAGTTGCATATTGAATCCTCTAGTCCAACGTCCATGCTCTACTAAAATCCAATCACCAACATTATAGTCGTCATTGTTTTCGTGTCCTTTAGCATAAATTTGTCCCCAACGAGGCTTAACTCCATGACTTTTACCATCATCTGACATAATAATAAGTCCGCCTTTGGTCTTCATTTCACTAAAGTCCATATCGCGAACAATCACTCTATCATGCAATGGTCTAATGTGACCTTTATAGACTGTAACAGTCTTGGAAGGTCCTCCCATGCCACTTGGATTAAGTTCCATTGTTAGTCACCTTTTTTTACAAAGTTACCATCGTCATCTTCAACCCAGTCTTCACCGCTTCGATCGTAGGGTTGATCTTCAGTTTTAACTTTAACTGGTTCTGCTTCTTTAACTTTTGTTGTTTTAGAAACTTTAGCTTTAGTAGTTGCCTTTTTAGGTACTACTGTTGCTTCTTTTTCAACAACGTTAACTCCACGTCCAGGAACTTCATCTGGAACTGCATCTGGATGGTCTCTGTAATAGTCGGCCATAACTTCTTCACGTTTACGAACAATTTTGCCACCTGGGCCTAATTCGTCACCGCGAGCATTAACACGAACATTACCCACTGCTGGTGTTAATTCGTTTTTTTGGCGTAACAAATCCATATCAATTGCTTTACCTTGCATTGATAAATGTTGTTTACGACCTGTTTGTTTTATTGCCATAGTAATCTCCTATTATGTACGTATTTATCTCATGAACTCATGCCAGTCTAGCTCATACTGGATTGAGTTAATTTTATGAATACCAATTAAGTATAGGATATAACTTGCTACACTAGATCCTCGTCCTACTCCCCATACTACGTTATTTTCTCGCATAATAGCTACCAAATATATAAGAAACCTTAGTAAGTCAAGTAGTCCACGTTTTTCGTACTCAATATATTCTTCATCAACTCGTTTAACTTCTTCTAGAGTTTCACATCTTTCTTCTAAATAATGACGTATATCTAATTTTTGGTATTTGTCTGGCATAAACCATTCTGATTGTAAGGCCTGATCAAAATGTTTTAAGTCATATGGAAGTGGTTGGTATTCTTTTAATGGTAAAAGTTCATTACCAATTTTATTAATAGATTCGTTATATAGTTCCGTGTCACGGCTTGACTCAACTAAAATTTTAGAGAGCTTATCACCATTACCTTCATAAATTAGATTTATGATATCTTTAGTGGTGAACCGAGGTACACCTAGTTTATCTACTAGCATATTCATTAAGTATATATTAACTGATATCTATCAGTTTGTCAAGACCTTTATTGTCATTTTCTAGTCTTGCTTTAATTTGGCGATCACTTTGTTCTAGCTTGTGGCTATTAATCATAAGCTGTATTTGATTTCTTGCTTCAGGATTGCGTGTTTGGTAGTATTTCTTTGTTAATTCTGAAAGTTTTTCGTCAAGTTGCTTATCAGACAGTTCTGGAAGATTTTGAGCAAATGGGTGTAACATACCCTACCTATTAAGTAAATGTACCAACGTAATGAGCGTATACTGTTGTACCACCATCAGATGTCCAAAAGTCAACAACCATTGGGTCTACTTCATCTTGAACTACAAATGGTGAAGGAAAACTTGCGTCATATTTAATAGCACCACCACCGCCTGTTGCCCAAGTAACTGTTCTAGAAGTACTGTCACCTAATGTATCTAGTAGCATTAGACGTATTTTACCAACTTTAGTTGCCTCTGGCCAATCTGTAAAAGTTAATGTAAGATTTCCCCCAATGGTGAATGTTTGGAAATTACCATTGGAAAAACTAATATTTTGAGGAGCAACAATGGTTCCACCAGCATACAGTTTTTCTGTATTAGATGCAAAATTTCCACCAGTAATATCGTTACCTAGAAAATCATTGCCTTCATTTAGTTTTGCTGTGTTTGTTTGTAATGCTTCAATTTCACTTTTAGCCGCAGTAAAGTTGTTCTTTATAGTGCTAAAATTATTACGGAAGCCTTGACTATCATTATCCTGCCCTGCTATAGGATATGTAGCATCAATGCTTGTATTGTCAATATTACTTGCCATTTGTGTTCCTCTCTATTATTTATCGCTTTTAAACATTAAAGGCATAGTTCCCGAACGGTATATACTGCTCGTAACTATTTCCTGTGGTAGCATCAATTATATATCTATCAATTTCAAAATCTAAAGTTCTAAAATTAAATTCACTGTTAGCAATATTTAATGCTATTGTGGCACTTTCGCCTGGTTTACAAAAACATAATGGAATTGCTGTTACATAGCCTAATTCCTGTACAGAAGTACTTTGAGCTGTTGTCATCCATAATGGTAAGAAGTCGCGTTCTGTAAGACCAACAGTTTTGATATTATCACGCATATTAGTAACATTACTAACATATCGTTTAGTATTAAAAGCATCACTAATTTGAACAGCATCACTATCAGTTTTAATCGGTGTAAATCTAGGTCTCCATCTAAATGGATCACTAGTAGTTGTAGCAATAGTTCCAGAAATTACTTCACTTCCATTTTGTAATTCTACCACAATTGTTCCGTTTGCATCGAGTATTACTGTTCCACTATTTCTAGTAACAATTTCTAAATCATTTCCAAGTGCTAATATTTGGATAGTTTGTCCTAATGAATTTATAATTGTAAATATGGAAACACCTGCACCTTCTTTAGTAACGTCATCAAATGATTCATATTCTACACTATCTACAGTAAGTTTATTTTTAGTTTTAATATCAAGTGTAGTTTTAACATCAGTTGTACCTGTTGAATCATAAGGGTCAATTACTTCTAAATAAACAACTTCATATTCAATAGTGTTTGTTCCTGCTGTTTTAGCCGTTGCTGTTTTAACTGCTCCAAGTTTAAATCTTTTTCTAGAATGATGTTTTCTTGATACAGCAACATATTCTTTAATATCTTTAGTTTCAACTCCTGCATAGATTAACATTTTAATTTCTTTTTGTAATCCAAATGCTGGGTCGTCAGGTCTATAAATTTTATCAGGATCAAATATATTAGGATCGCTAATAAAGTTATTATAAACTGTTCGTTGTGATGTTTTCATAAAAGGCTTAACATATAAATTACTGTAACTTATATTATCAGGATCTTTAACTATAATATTATATTCTGCGGTTAAGGCACTAAATCCAAAACGATCTCTTGCTTCAACAGTAAATTTAAATTTTCTATCAATAGTAGTTGTAGAACCGTCAAGCAATAGTAAATTATTATCAATTGTTGTTAAACCTTTTTGCCATTCGCCTGCAATATTAAGATTCCTAAATTGATTTACTTTACCAATAATTTCTCCGTTTGGATTTAATTTTAATCCTGGCGGTAATTCACCAGCAGTAATTCTATATAAAACTTTACTACTAATCGATTGGTTAATTATTCTTGCTTTTACACTAAATGTACTAATAAAGTTTGCTTTGATAGATCCTAGGTCAGGCATTGTTTCCCATATAATAGAACTTTCAATTTCGCCTAAGATTTTAACAGTAAATGTTTTCTTTTTCGAAGCTAATACAACTGCTTGATCAGTAAAGCGTCTTGCATCAATTGTAAATTTATATTCTTTAGTAATCGCCGGTTGGTAAGGAACTCGCCCTGCAATTTCTCCTGTCTTAACATCTAATGCCATCCCTGGGGGTAATACACTAGGACTTGCATCGTCATTATATTGTTCTAGTGAATAATTTAGTTCGCCTACAATAGTATTAGGATCAAATACATCTAAGTATATTGTTACGAAATTATTTGCTCGTTTATAACCTATATTACCTGGTGTTAACCAAACTGGTGTTCTAAGGAATGTATTATCAGCTGTAAATATTCCTGTCCCTATTTGCATAATAGTATTATCTGCACGTAAGAAATCATCTCCTACTAGGAATATTATAAATTTTCTTACTACTACTGTATCACCATCACTAACACTTACTTTAAATTCAAAAAATCTATTAAGTTTCTTTGGACTACGTGTTTCAATAGCATAATCATATCCTGTAGTATCGTAAAAATAACTTTGATATCCATTAGCACTTCTTAATCCAAAGTCGAATGGAAAGCTATCAAATTGTGTAGTATCATAAAAGCCACTGCCTGATGCTAAATCTAATGCTAATATAGGATCAACAATTCCTATAAGTCTACCTTCTTCAGTTAATTTTATTCCTGGTGGTAATGTACCATCTCCGTCTGCAATATAATATTCAAGTTTATCACCTGCTGGCAAATCTGGATCAATTGCAGAAAGTTGAAAATCAACAATACTGCTATCTATAATATAAAAAGAATTATTAGGTCCTATTGGAAGTCTACCTTCATTAGTTGTCCAAACAGGTACATCGGGTCCATTTACAATAATGTTAAATGTCCTATCAGCTATTCCTGAAGAGTTTGTTGCACGTAATACGAACTCAAATGTAGTACTACGTTGAACTTCAAATGGTGTTCCAATAATTTGATTTTCAACTAATCTTAATCCTGGAGGTAATGTACCACTTATTAAACTTATAATACTAGTATTAAGATCAATAGTTGTAATAGATCCTGCTTCTAAATATATATCTGGAAGTGAGTTCATTGCATAAGTCATAAATGCTTGAACAATTTCCTGCATAAATGTTTCTACTGTATGTCCTGTATCGGTTTTATAATGTGTTACTCGTCCACCTAAGTAGCTATAATAGTAAGTATTATTTGTTCCGTAAAATACACCACCTGCATCTGGAATTATACTACCTGTATATCCCTGACTCTTTGCTAAAGCGAATGCAGAGTCTTGTGCAGATAAAAAGTTTACACCCGGAGATGCACCAGCAACACCGCCATTGTATGGAATAGTAGCATCAGTTGTTCCGTTAAGAATTAACATTTTTTTATCTTGTAATGGAATTGTAGCTGTATTATAATCGTTATGACCAGGCCCAGTTTGTGTTGACGGAAAGAAAAATGTATCGTTACGATATTGTGGATCAAATAATTGTGAACCAATAGTTACATATGAATCAATATTAGGATCGTTAATTTCGATAAGTGTTCTGTTTACCATTCCTGCACCAGTATCAAACCCAACAAATTTTATTTTTCCTTCATCAACATTATTAAATCCTTTTAATGCTGTAATTAAATCTTTAAGCATATCAATATCAGGTGCTTTAGATGTTTCAGTTGCAATATTCCATGTATTATTGTATCCTGTTGGAGCAATTAAAATATGATCGCCTAAGTAGTTTTCCCAAGTAGTAATTTCATTACTACCTGTTCCACTGTCTCCGTGTAGTAATATAGCTACTGGTAGTTTTTTATCTGTAAGAGCAGGAATAGTAGGAATTCTAATAGCTACAGGATATGTATGTCCGCTAGGCTCTTGCGACCAAGTTTTAGTTATACCTAGATCTGTTGAATTTGTTAATGTAGGTAAAGCTAACCGACTTAAAGGTGTTAAGTCAGGTTTAAATCCTGTAATAATATCTGCACTAGATGGGTCTAAAGGCAGATTAACTATAGCAGTTACTCTTTCCTCTAGTGTTGCTAGTGTGTGTCCTGATAATTGATTCCAAACAGGTAAATTTGCCATATGCTATATATCCCTTAACTTACAGTATTTATCGGATATTAAGTATACTTGTCTAGATTGGATTCGAACTCATGTAGACGCTTCCATATACTGCGAAGCTCTGTAATTGTGGTCCAGTTTTCTAAAAATAATGCAAATCCACCATGAACCTTCTGGAAAGCATTTGATACTTGTACAACTACGCCTAATAGTACAGCACCTGTAAATAAACTAGGCCCAACAATTAAGTACGGTACAATTATCATAAATTGATCGTAAGTAATACGCCAAGTATCAAAGTACCCATAATGCATATAAAGTCTATGATAATTGAAGCGTATACCAGTGAATAAACTCCATAGTGTTTCCGGTTGTGCGTAATTGGCTTTATCATCTTCACCTAATACTAAATCTTTTCTAAATGCCGCTTCTACTTTTTGATTATTATATTCTAGTCCCGGAAGTTTCCAACCAACAAACCATGAAATAACAATACCACCTAATGATACAACTAGAGCAGTCCATACTAATGAACCTGGAATATCGCTAAAGAACGGAATTGTAACTGCACTACTTAAAGCCCATAAGACAGGAATAAAAGCTACTAACGTCATTATAGCTCGTACAACTTGTAATCCTAAATTTTCAACAATGCGAGCAAATCTATTACAGTCTTCTTGAATACGCTGACTAGCACCTTCTATTTCAGTTTTAACATTACGCCAACGTGGAATATAATTAAATGTTATTGCTTCTCGCCAACGTAATCCGTATAAACGAGTAAACCATCCTGTAGCAACTGCGAGTATTACATACGGAAATGCCAATACAGCAAACGAGGGTTCGCCTTGTAATCCATTGGTCCAATATTCAAAACTAATTAATTTGTCGTAAAATAATGCTGTACCTACGTCAGCTTTATCTTTATATTCACCTGCTGTTTGTAATAAGTTATAGAAGCCACCATACCATGTGTTTATGGCTACAGTTATTTGTACTTGTACCCATAAAGAAATAGCAAGTAAAGTGCCACCACCCCAGGCCCACAAAGCCCACTTTCGACTTTTGTAAAATGCGCCTATCATGTTGTGCTAAACGTCTAAACGCTACGTTGTTGTTTAGTAGAGTTACCAACTATATAAGGATAAACAGGTTGAAGGCTTGCGTCAACTGTCATGTAATATGCCCACGTTCCGTTTGGATAGTCAGGAGTTTTATTGTATCGTCCGTTGTATGCATCTAAATGACCAGTACCTATTTGGTATTCGTGATCATTAATAAAAGTACCAGCCGCTTTTTCACCCCAGGTGTAACCACGTCCTGCTGGTTCTGTAGTATAGTGTTGATATGATGAAGTCATTCTAGTAACTGCTGTTCCTAATTCTGCATTAGCATCACTATATGAATAAGGTCCGTAAATAGGATATCCATCGAAACAATATCCAAGTATCTTACTGTGACCATCTGTATGTCTAAAATTATCACTACTGTAATCTGTTGCAGTATAATAGGTTGGTGTAGGAGTCGAACCTGCTAACATATTGGCATCCCAAGACGGATTTGATTCTGCTGAACCTGTTGGAAGAAACATAAACATTCCGGACATATAATGATATTGTCCGTTAATTTCTGGCCAACCACCTGCATCGTCACCGCCAAAGTTTGACCTAAATGCTACTGCATTATATTCAAAACCATCACCTGGTGCATCTGTACTTGGATCAAGTCCTGGTGGAACTGTTGTTGGACCTACTGAAGGATTAAAAAATACAACTCCATTGGACATAATGCCCATTGGTGTTAATGGAACTGTTACCTGTGCATTAGTAGTATTTTCTCCACCACGATATATAAAAGAATAATTATATGTTTGTGCAGTAGCACTATTTACGTTTGGTGTAAAACTATTAGTTCCAAAAGCATTTCCAAACGCCGCTGGATTAGGTAAACCATTTGATGTAATTGTTAATGTCGCCATATCTTTTCCTTACGTTGTTATAGACCCTGCGTCAAAGTTCTTATCTTCTGGAACAAAGAAACTACCAAAGTCAACATCAGTTATTGCAATTAACCAATCAACAATACTAGTTACTGTATTATTAAAATAACCAAAGTTAAAACCTGCTGTATTAGGAGCAATTAATCTAATATCAACTCCGTGTACTAATCCAGTTAAATTTCCTGTTACTGGTCCAACAAAATTACTTGCTGTTAATGTTCCACCGTTAATAAGATTATTTCCGCTCGCATCTAGACTTCCTCCTAATACAGGAGTAAGATCAGTAGATAGTTCAGTAGTTGTATCAACTGTTAAAACATTACCGCTTATAGATGTACTAGCACCTGTTCCGCCATATATATTTAATGTATCACCATCAACTAATTGCTTAGATCCAGAATCAGATACAACATTTAATTGTTGTAATCCACCTGTTGCATTAACTGTAATTCCATTTGTTGAAGCTGTTAATGTAATATTAGCACCAGAAACTAATTTTTTAAATTGTAAATCAACACCGGCTTTTTGATAAAATACACCTTCGCCAACGTTGCCTAAATTACTTGCAGTAGTTGATTCAGGAGCTCGTAGATCTAAATCATCAAAGTTTTGATTAACTTTAATAAATGCTTCACGCAGATCGTCACCTGTACCGTCGTTTGCTAGTGTTCCTATATTAATGTTCTGTATGGCCATTTTATCTCTCTTCTTATGTATTTATTCCAAAGTACCACTGCCGCTAGTACCAGTCCAACCCCAAGGATTAGGACTACTATAAGGCCAATGTAATGTTTTAGCAGGTGCTCCGTAACGTCTTGGAATAGCATTATAGGCATTAAAATCTGTTGCAGTACCGGTATCATAAGCATCAGTTGTAGCATGAATATTAAGAAAATCTTTGAATTGTTGTGCAGTTCCACCTGGATTCGCTTGTAACCATAATGCACCTATTCCAGTTATTTGTGGTGACGCCATTGATGTTCCACCTATTCGCGCCATATAATGTGTAGAACTTCCAGGGTAAAGTTGTTTTGAACCATATGTACTTACTTGACTAGTTGCACTTGAAATCTCTTGCCCACCTGCTATTATATCAATACGTGGTCCTCTTTCACTAGATTGTGTGATGAATTCTTGTCCCCCGTATCTATCTTGATCCATATTTGCTACCCATACAGTATCATCACTATGCGGTGAACTAGGACGATTATAATATATAGGATTACCTGCCGCGATCCCCTGCCACGATTCATTTAATGTATAATAGCTATCATAAATGTCACTATGATAAGGAGCATTAGGACCTGAACATGGATGATATCCATTGCCTGCCGCCTTAACACAAATTACACCTGAATCTGTTAATTGCTCTTGTTCAACATTACTTGAGAGATCGAACAAGGGATGTCTACTGTTTATTGCTCCGTATTGTGTAAATGTTCCAGAGGTCCATTGTTGAGGAGTAATACTTTGATCTACTCCTTGAAAAAATATACTTTGTACGGCGGCGTTATTGTTATTATTATAGTACCAACTTTGTCCCCAACTTTGATTTACAATGGTAGGACGTTTAAATCCGTTAGCTTGAACAGGTTTATTTTCATGCCAAATTCTTATGCAATCCCAAAGGTCATTCGAATTCATTGCCGATGTTCCACCAAATACTCTTACAGAATAAATTTTTGCATTCTTGGCCCAACCATATGTTTTACCTGCGGCAATACCTGCTACGTGACTTCCGTGTTCTCCTGCCGGCTGACCGTCATTATAAGCGTTTGAATAGTGCGTTCCTGGCATTGATCCTGAAATAATCGTATTCCAATCAAACTGTTCAAATCTTGTAGTGCCTTCAGCATCATTCCATTCTGGATGTCCTGTAGGATCAACACCATCGTCTTGTATTACAATGTCAACACCTGTACCATCTAATGTATAAGTATAATCTCCTGTGTATGTACTAGATTGTGTTGCCGCATCGTAGTCACTACGAATATGTCTTTTTAATGCCCAATTAACTGCATCTTGACTGTTAGTAGTTGTTCTATCAAACTGACCAGTCTGTGTTTCATATAATTCTCTTGTCTCAGGATCTGGCAGAGTTGATACTGTGTATATTCGTGGGTCTTTTGATAACTCCGCCGCTTCAGCATCAGTTAACATATAATGAGTAATTCTGTTATTGGCTTTTTTAGCATACGCTACATCAACAGTTCTAGTTGGAACGTGAGCACTAACAGCCGCATCACTAGTAGTATTTCTTTCTAAGTCAACTTCTACTTGTGCAATATCAATGCCTTTTTTAGTAACGACTCTATATTCTTTTTCACCAGCCATTAACTTATCCCCGCAGTAGATGTTAAGGCTCTATTAGCCGCAAATGGAAAATAAGCTATTCTGTTTGGACCATTCTGTAAACTTTGATCATCTGAAAAGAAAGTAGTTGGAGTATTTTCATCTGTTGAACCTTGAAACAGTAAACCAGTAACTGCATTGTCTTGCCACCATTTACGTAATTGTGCAGGTGTCCATCCAGGATTTAATTGTAATATTAAACAACTCATGCCAGATATCTGCGGTGTAGCCATTGATGTTCCTGTGTTGTTATAACTATCTGTGTCATCGGCAGAACCAGCACTCATAATATTTGTTCCAGCCGCCCATAGGTCAACTCTAGGTCCTTTATCACTAGTATTTTCTGTTGCTTCAACTGTACCGTTTAAGGCACTATCTAAATTACCTACAACAATTGTTTCAGGTCCGATGTTACCTGCACCTCTATTATAATGGACAGGATTTCCTGCTGTTATCCCACCTGAAGCTACACTTCGTGTAATATAGTTGTCGTAATCAATGTCTCCGTCATAGCAAAGTTTTTGACGTTGATTTCCTGCACTTTTAATATAATGTACACCTTCGTCTTGCATTTCTTCAACTTCAACATTTAAGCTCTGTAAATTTGCATTAAATTTACCATTGGAGTCCCCAACAGTTCCATACTGGTCTGCCTTAACTGAACCAACACTAGATCCTCTAAACTGAATATCTGTTACACTAGTAAAATATGCTTTAAATCCCCAACTTGCTCCTACGACCGTTGGTCGTTTAAAACCAGTAACTGGATCTAAAGTTTTAGCTTTATGAAATTCTTTAATTGCATCAAACCAATATGCTTGACTAATAATGTTTATAGGTAAACAATATATTCTGGCATTTTTAGCCCAGCCATAATCTTTACCTACAGCCGTTCCACAACAATGAGTTGCATGACTACTAGGACTAGATGCGGTATAATCTATAGCAGGAATAGAACCCATATTAGGAAGTGTATTCCATTGGAATTCTTCTAAACGACTAACGCCGTTTTTATCTTGCCATTGTTCGTGTGTAAATCTAAAGTAATCTTCTTGATGTATATAATCAACGCCGGTACCATCTAAATGATAATCATACGTTGTTCCAGCAGTAAGATCTTGAGTAACATTAAGTCCCCATAAGTTTGTGTTATTAACTTGTCTTAAAAATCCCCAGTTACCTCTTGCTGTTGAAGTAGAATCTCTAACCCAGTTTTCGTCTTGTTCGTAGTCTACCCAATCGGATGACCATTCAAGTGGAAGTTCAACACCTCTTACTCTAGAATCATTTGTAAGTTTTTTTGCTTCATCATCTGTAAGGGATATTTCAAAAATACGTTTACTAGTTGGCCTAGTGTTTACATTTTCAACTGTTCTATCAGGAATGATATTGCTGTCAACACTAGCATCAGCACTTGTATCTCGATTAAGGTCGTTAATTATTTGGTCTTTATTAAAGCCCTTGTGTAAAGAAACAACATAATGTTTTTCACTCATAGCTTATGCCATACCTAATAATCTGAAAGTCCCGGAACTAAAAGTACCGTTAAAACAATGCAATTTTAGATCAGTGAAAGTCGCGACCGCACACATTCCTGACCACAGAACTGTACAAGGACCATCATCGGTTGAAATTCCTTGTCCAGTCATCACCACTGCGTTTCCGTTTACTCTAAAATCTATATAGCCGCTCCATCTTAATGGAGATGCCCAAACGGCATGAGGAGTTAAAACAACGTATTCTCCGTTCCCGCCTGTCAGAGTCGAGTTCCCGTCTGCAACAAATGTTCCTGAATTGTCAAATGAATTAATACCGTTTTGAGCCCAAGTATCTATACTTGAAAACCCGTCATTGCTTATTGATAACTCAGTTCTGGTATTGGCGCTCCTGACAACATCTTCCATTTCTAGTCGCACAACACTATACGCGGCAAGATTTAGAGTTGACCATGTTAACGTCTGGGTGGTAGGAGTATCAGATTCAATTTCTGTCCAACCACCACCGCCACCGCCACTAGCATTAATTGTAATATTGCCTTCTGTATCACTAGCCGTTGTAACATTAGTTCCGCCAATAAATTTAATACTTTCGTCGGTTGAAATAGTTCTTAATGTTGAATCATCAGCACCTACACTAAATGAAAAATTGTTATTTGTTGGTGCCCAAATACTTCCATTCCAAAATACTAGTTGTTGGTCTGAATTATTATAAATTACATCGCCTGGCTGTCCAACTAATCCTGCAATACCAGTAGTATCAAAAGATCCTAAACGTAATGGTGCCGCCTGTACAACAACGGCGTTTGCCGCGTCAAGAATTAAATTACTTGCTGAAGTTATAGTTGGTATACCTGCACCTGAACTTACAACTGAGTCAGCTGTAACTGTAGTAGCAACTATATTAATACCAGTTAGTGTGTCAGTAGTTTTATTATATACTAAACCACCATCGCCTCCAAATGAGCTTGAATCGTTAAATTGTACTTGTGTATCAGAACCACCTGGTGTTCCACCACCACCGCCTGTACTATTAATTGTAATTTCATCAGCCGCAGTTGTCATTGTTATGTTTGTACCCGCAACCAATGTCAATTCATCTGCCGCCGCACTTGCTACAACATCTGTTTGTCCTGAGATTTTAATTGTTTTGTATGAGTCTTCGTTTAATTCACCTGTACCCGATGGTGTTGACCAACTTAATGTTTCATTACCATCAGTAGTTAATACTTGATTTGTAGTACCATCGCCGTCTGGTAAAGTAAATGATTTACTAGCTGTTACAGTTCCTGCTGACTTAAATCCAATAAAGTGTGAATTGTCAGTATCATAATATCTAATTTCTTTAGTAGATGCTACTTTAAGATCACCTGCAAATGTAATTTCGTTTACACCATTTGCAACTGAACCTGATACATTTAAGTTAGTAGTATTAACTGTAGTTCCTGTAAATGAAGTTGCACTTAATACGTTTGTACTAGGATTATATGTTACTGAAGCGTCTGTTCTTAACTCTTGGCTTGAAGAGTCAGATACAGCAACAAAAGTTACAAACTGTGCCGCCGCTGTAGCATCTGGTGATGTAGTAACAGTTGCCGCATCAACGTTGTTTAATACTCGTGGCTCCCATTTTGATGTTGCACCTTTAAAACTTAAAACATAATCGTCAACTGGTGTTGTACTAACTGTATCAACATCAGCTAAATCATCAATATTTGATGGTGCCGCAATTGAACCCGGTCCCCAAGTACTAGCACCTGAATCATATGTTAATACTTGTCCGTTTGTTGCTCCAGCAACTCCAACATCTACAAGGTCACCTATGTTGCCAATTGTAGTCGTTATGTTGCCTTCGGAATCACTAGCTGTTGTAATACCAGTACCACCAATAAATTTAATTGATTCAGTTGTTGAAATTGCTCTTAAAGTTGAGTCGTCAGCACCGACACTAAATGTAAATGAACTTGCATCTGCTTTCCATTTAAATGATGTAGTAGCATGATCATAATATAAAATATCGCCGTCGTTTGTACCAGTTACTGCATCAACATCGGTTAAAGCAGTAAACGTTGTTATGCCGCCAGCATCTACCTTCCACTTCCAAGAAGTAGAAGCATGATCATAATATAAAATTTTTCCATCGTCACTTACTGTAACATCATCTACATCTTTTAATGCAGTTATAGTTTTTAGGCTTAGATCTAAATTTGAACCTGTTTGTGCATTAACTCTTGCATCAGTTTTAGCAAGTGTAAAATATTCATTGGTTACACCTTCACTAATAACATCTGTAGTAATTCCTGCCGCCAAGTAACCAACGTCATTAGCGAAGGCACTTAAAGCTGATGGTACAGTTGGAATACTAGGCTTGTTTGTTAAATCATTATAGTCACCACTAAATGGATTATTAAATGAAACATTATTAATTCTAATATCTGTCGCATTAATAGTTCCAGCATTAGTTACACCAGCTCCACCTAAATCAAGGTTATCTCCTACTGGTAATTCCTTAATTTTATTGCTGTCTAGTACATCAACTACTAGTGGTATTCTATTTGCCATTTTGTTTTCCTATGTTACACATATTTATTTCCGCTTTCATTACATCATCCCGCCTGAGTCACCAGCGTGTCTTACATCTACTACATAATGAAACGAAAAGCCGTCTTTGCCAGTTGTATTGTCAGTTTTAACATGAAATCCAGACTCGCAGTGGTATTCATAATCACCTTGTTTATTGTCTGTTGCCACACCGCCGTCCCAATAACTAATTTGATCGCTATTTCCTGCATTATCATAAAGTTTTATGTCTGGTTGAGAACCATCACCTAGGTTACGCATACGTGATCCAAAAGTAACTGAAGTAGAAAGAATAGGAGTCTGAGAGCTAGGAGTATTAGTTTTAAAAACAACACTTCCTATCTGTGTAGCTGTACCTGGATTATCAAAATCGCGATATGATTTACGGTAATAATATCCAACTTTATCTTTAACCAAAGGAATCGGATCACCTAAGTAATTAGTTGGTGCAGTATCTGTTTTATATAATGCTATTTGTGATAGATAAAATGTTCCACCTTGTGTTGCGCCATGATTGACTTGATTAGATGTTGCCCATAAATATCCATCTCCGCCCCAAGTCTCAGCTGTTCCATCAAAGTCGTCTCCTGATAAAAGTCCCCAATGTATTTTTAATCCTGCATTTATTTCATCAAAGTACCAAGTCCCTGTGGCATCAGTAGTAAAAGCTATATTTTTCTTTTCCCACGTATTAGCCGCACTAATAGTATATTCCATTGGCATCGCACGTTCAGGAGGTGCTTGACCATTCCTAAATCCAACAACATAAGTTCCTGTCATAGATGATTTAACCCAAAAAGATAACATTAAATCTTGACCGCCATGAAGCGATGCATAATCACTTCCAGTAATTGTATATGTTAATCTACTATAATCACTAACTCCTACTGTGCCTCCATTATCACCTGAATTAAGCATTTTCAAACTATATTTAGATTGGTGTCCTGACTGTGCGGCAGTAGGTACGTCTGTAGATCGAGATGCAGTATATTCTACGTCACCAGTTTTTTCATATCGCATAAGTGTAGAAGTAAATTTTTGATCGCCTTCTTCTCCAAGTACAATAGATGTTCGTTCTAGCCATTGAGTAAAATCGCCGTCAATTAAATAGTTTCGGAGATCTCCTCCTCCACCACCACCGCCACCTGCCGCCGTAAATGTTACTGTATCTGTGGTAGCATTAGTAGTAATTGTCATATTACTACCAGCTTCAAATGATAATGTATCTGTAGTTGTATCTGCTACAACATCTGATTGACCATCTATTGCTATTGTTTTGAATGCAAACTCATTAGCTTCTGCACCTACAGGTGCGTGTGCCGCCTGTGAATGTGTATATGATGTATCGTAATTAGTTTTTAAAGTATTTGTTAGATTGTTCTGTGTAAGTCCACCATCACCTACTGTATAAGTTGTATCAGCATCTACTTTCCATTTAAATGATGTTGATGAATGCTCGTAAAACAGTACTTTATTGTCATCGCCTGCTACTACTGAAGCAACGTCTGTTAAGTCAAATAAATTTGCTAATCCAATACGTGCATCAGCTCTTGCATTTGTGTAATAAAGATTAGTTGAACCTTCTGACAAAGCATCTGTATCTGCTGGACCACCACCGCCTGTTGCATCTGCTTTCCATTTAAAAGAAGTAGTACCATGATCATAATATAAAATTTTACCATCATCACCGGCTACTACAGCATCTACATCTGTTAGTGTTGTTAAACCTGCTAAGGCTATACGTGCATCTGCTCTAACATCTGTGTAATATAAATTCGTTCCTTCACTTAAATCTGTTGTTGATTTAGTTCCAATCCTTGTATCAAAATCTGAATCAAAACTTGTATAAATTGTGTCTGTGTCTGTGTCGTCTGCTGGTGCCCATCTTGTATTTCCATTATCCCATTTAAGGACTTGTCCATCTGTTGCCGCGGTTGTATGTACATCTGTGTGAGAACTTAATACTCCTGTACTTGTTAAGTAACCTGCTCCTGAATGATCTCCCCAACCATATGCTGTATTCCAATTAGCACTACCGGCATTTGTAATTCTTGCATCTGCTCTTACATCTGTAAAGTAAAGATTAACTGAACCTTCAGTTATGCCATCTGAGGTACCACTGTATGTTCCTGAACCACCATCTGTAATTCCATAACCTGCTAGTGTGGTTGGCGTACTTGTAATACTTGCAAAACTAAATGTTGTGTCACCTGCAAGTGCAGTTGTAGCCGATGTTCCTAAAGCCAATGCATCAGTAATTCCATATCCTGAAACTGTTGTTGGTGTACCGCTTAAAACTGCATATGGAATAGAACTATTAGCAGTATCAACTAGTAATGTTGAATCGTCACCTACTATTGGATTGTTTGATTTAATTCCACCACTAAATTGAAAATTACCAGTATTATCTACACTCATTGTAGAACTGCCTATATGAATAGTAGTTCCACTTAACCATAAATCTTTAAATCTGTATGAAGAAGAACCAATGTCGTAAGTGACATTTGTGTCAGGAATAATATTTCCTTTTACAGTTCCATCTAAATTTATTTTATTAGAAACAGCATCGATTAAAACTGTAGAGTCATCACCAAATACAGAACCTTTAATATCCATTGAATGGGAAATTGTACCATCGTGGTTTGCAAATAGTTCTGTAAAGTTAGCATTAACTTTAGTAAAGGCTGTACGGATTGGATCTCCGTCACCCTTGTTTGCACTTGTTCCTATATTAATATTTTGTTGTGCCATTATACTCTTCCTACCACAACGAAGATTTCACCATCATCTGGAGTCGTTTTAGCTTCAAGTGATTTACCTATTACTGTACCAACTTTTGGATTACTAGTTGCACAAGCAAAACCTTTATGTGAACTTGTTACAAGCATTTGGCCTTTTCTAACCATGCCTCTAACTTTAACTTTAATTCTACCTTGTAAGGCAATTGCTGTTACATTATTACCTTCTTGTTCTGAATTCATTAAGTATGCAGGATGTTCTGAAACAACACCAGCAACTCTATCATCTTCGTGTAAGTTTGTTACAGTTATTTCATCATCACCGCCAAATATTACAACTGTGCCCGGTTCGTATACTGCATCTGCTGTATAATTTTCTGCCAAGTCAGCATATTGTGCCTGGGTAGAAGTACCATTAAATGTTGTTGCATAGATAGTATTATATTTGAGACTTGCTGAACCTATAATGTATGTGTCATCAAGTCCAGGTTCAAATCCTGTTGATGTTGTTTTAAGTACAGTTGCACCGTCGGATATAAGACCAATTTGTCCTGCGGCAGTATATCCTGTATTTGCACCTATACTAATACCTGTACTATTTGCATCAAGTTCCCCTGGTGCTTCAATAAATGAACTGTGTATCCAGTCAACACCTAATCTTGATTCTCCTGCTAGTGCCGAATTAGTTTGGAAGCTACCTTCTGTTGTACCAGTTGCTCCGATATCAAGACTTCCAGTCATGCTAACAGTTGGAGTAACTGTTCCAACTGCACTCATAAATGAAGCGGCACCTGGTGTATATAAATTAACAGTAGTACCAGTAGTATCTATAATTAGGTATGTATCAACTTTAATTCCTTGTGAAGCTACGTTACCTAGTGCATCAGTTTTAACAATTTTGTTTGCTTCTCCAGTAGTAGTTGTTTCTCCTATTACTCCACCACCACCTAAAACAATATCTGAGTAAGAAACTTCTTTAATAGCACCAGCTGGTGCTGTTCCTGGCGTTGCACCATATGGTTCGTAAGTAGCATCATGATAACCTAATGCTACCTTGTCAGCAAGATTAATTATTTTATTAAAATTAAGACCAGCAGTGGTTAGTTCTACCCAACCGTCAGTTGCTGTAAAGCTATCACTATCAAAACTAGCAACACCTAAATCTGATTGTGTAATTCCTGTAGCATCTACTCGTGTAGTTGCCGCATTTAAGTTTAATTTACTTTGAGATATATCCGCCGCTGAGTTTACATCTGCATTTACAATCCTATCAGGTGCGTGTCTAAGTTCTAATGTTGCTCCACTTCCAGTTCTAGCAACATGAAGTGTAACATCTGTAGCCGCGTCCTCTGTAGCCAATGCATATTCATCATATGGGCCTTGTTTATTTTGAGCTGTAACTCCACCACCAGTATCAATAAGATCAGCTGTACTAAAGTTAATGCCTGATGTTAATGTGTATGTTAATAAATTATGTGCTACGCTATTAATTGAAACGTTTTCAACATCAAGTACTGTACCAGTTGCACCAGTACCATTACCAGTAATAGTATCATTAATTTGGAAGTTACCACCACTAGCTGGCGCTGTATAAATTCTATATTTTCCTGTTGTTACAAGTAATTGTGCCGCGGCAATTGTATTAGTTTCGACATCAAGTAATTCTGGAATTGTATCACCAGCCGCAATTAAGCTGTCAACATAACTCTTAGTCGCCGCATCTTGTTGATCGGCTGGATCTCTTAAGTTAGTAACTGTATATGTTCCACCTGCATTTTGGTCGCCAGTAAATGCTAATACGCCATTTCTAGCTAATACACCTAAACCAATTGGAGTACTTACAGCCGCACCAGCATGATTAAATCCTAATCGTCTGTTTACATAACCTCTAACTGCTGATTCAGTTGGTACCGAATCACTAGCATTGTCAGTCATGCCGTCGTCTGCACTAAATTCACTAGCTACAACGCCACGTTTAAATCCTAAGCCATCTAAGTTACTTAAAGCAATACTTGCCGAGAATGTAACTGTTCCTGTACCTTGATCAACTGTAAAGAATCTACCTACTCTAAAGAAACCGTCTTGATCTGTACTTACATAGAATACTCTACCTTTATCACGTTCGACAACTTCTTTTTCTTGGTCTGCTAGTTGTAATGGAGCACCTAATGTTACGTTCGGGAAGTTTGTAGTATTAAAGCTACCGGTACCAATGTCTAAGAAATCGTGTCCTGTTGCTCTACAAGTTGAAATATTAATAGTAATATCTCCACCTTCATCCTTTTGTAGTCCACATCTAAGTGTAACAAGTGTTGTAGTATTTCTTACTGTACTAACAAGTCCAACTGCTGATGCTGGAACGTTAATGTCTGAAGCCGGAAGATCTTCAATAACAATTGTAGCAAATGTAGTTCTATTAGTATAACTTTTAATAACATGAGTTTTACCATCCCAAGCAAAAATCATATCACCTGCATTTAATCTGTCAACATCTGCTTGTGCAGAAACAAGTTCAATAGCAATAACAGTATCACCTATTGTGTCACCCATTGTTGTACCGCTACCAGCAAATGTGTTATTTTGTGATTCGCCATTATCAACAAGTACTTTAATATATCTGTATGTACTATCAAAAGTAACCATTCTATCAGAGGCCCCTAATGCACCACCGATAGCATCTGTTAGACCGTAAGCAATAGTTCTATATGTTACATCAACAGCTTCGTCAAATGTAATTGCTGTACTTGGTCTAGTAATAGTTGTGTCAACTCCACTAACATGAAAGTTTAAGTTATTTCTAATAATAACTTTCTGGTCATGTGTTAGTGTGTCAAGCAATCCTGATTTTGTTGTATTATCTTGTCCTGTTGTAGCAACGTTTAATTGGTAAACAGCTTCATCTCTAACTGAATTTCTAAATGTAAATCCTGTAATGTTAGTTGAAGCACTTGTAGTATATGTATGTTTGTGTACTGTACCGCCACTAACCCAAGTGTGTACTAGTCCGCTTTTACCTGCATCAAATACCATAGTAGTTGTACTAGGTACATCATAAATTTTAAAGATACCTGAACTTTTTGAAGTATCTGGATATGTTTTTTCTCCAAATATACAACTTACTGTTGCACCAACAACTGCAATATCATCATTTCTATTATAACCGTGTGCTGACGCAACTGTAAGTGTAACTAGTCCAGTCACGTTATCATAAACAAAATTAGTTAGTGTTAGTGCCGCACCAAATGGTACTAATGTAACAAGTTTAGATGTTCCGCCACTAACCCAAGTATGTTCAACGTTACTTGGTGGTAGGAAGAATCCTAATTTATCAGCATCAGGTTTTTTCGTAACATTAAAAATACCTGTTTGTGCAGGTGCTGGATAAACTTTAGTACCGTATGAACAAGATGTTATAATACCAAATACATCTACAAAGTCTGCGGCATTAAGTCCGTGTGTTGCTGTAGTAATTGTAGCAATTCCAGTCACGTTATCATAAACAAAATTTGTAATAGCTAATCTTGTAGTATCTGCTTTTTCAACTGTACCGCCACTAACCCAAGTAGTTACAGTATTACTTGCTCCTAAGTCAATTTCAAATTCTGTAGTAGATAAGTTTGAAGATTCAACCTCATAGTTTGTAGTAATAGTAACATTTGGATATATTTTATTTCCTTCAGGACAACTTATTAACATATCCCGTATTTCAATTAAGTCGTCAATAGCTCTACCATTTGCAATTGCTGTAATTTCAGTTTGTGCACCTAAAATTGGTGTTGCTTGTACAGTTGAAATTTCGTACCTAGCTCTACCAACTGATCCACCGTGATCAATTTCAATTTCACTTTTTGCGTGTGGAAGATATTCACAATCACGAACAAATATTTTTAATCCATCCTCAGGATGATCATATGTTGAACCGTCATCATAAATCCTAGCAGTTTGAACCATGTTGTCGGCAGTTGTAATTAAGTCTGGTTCTTCATTTGGATCTGATCCCGATGCTACAAGTCCGTACGTACCGTACGAGTTAGAACCGTTTAATGATCTAATATCACTACCGTTATTAGCAAAGTAGGCAACTTCACAATAATATGTAAACTGTGAAACTAATTCTGCAAGTCCACCGTTATTACAAATAGTACCATAACCTAAATCGTTAAGTTGAACAAAGTCATTTGCCAACATACTTCTCATACCAGAAGTTTGTAAAGTAATATCAGTTGGCATAGGTTGTGTAAACCCGCCGTTACTAATACCTGATGTTGGATTTAAAAGAAGTTTGGCAGTACCTGCCTCTTTATCATAATTTGTAACAGCATCAACTTGATATCTAATACCGTCAATGTAAAATGGACTTGGTACTTGTGGTTTCTTTAATCGTAACCCTTGTCCAACTAAACTTTGTACGTTTAGTGTAAAATTGTCGTCTTTGCTATTAACTACTGTAGTAATGTTTCCAGAAAATCCGTCAATATATAGTCCGCCTCTAAATGCTTTTTTGTTTAGGCTTTTTGCAAAACTTGAGTTAGTTTGACCATAAGGTGATTTAGTTAAAATTGCACCATCTGGGTCAAGAACACCCATAAATCCACCGTGTCCTTCACAAGTTATATTTCTTAAAATAGTAGCATCATTTAATAAGAAGACATCCATGTCTTCGTTATTTTTTGGCACACTAGCTGAATTATCTTTGTCAGTTAAGTAATGATATCCGTAACTAGGATCATCAAAGTCTGGCAATCCAGTAAGACCATTTTCAATAACATCTTTTAAGAAATCTAATAATGTATCAGCCTTAGTTTGTGCTACTGCTTCACCATCATTAGGAGCATCTATAAATTGGGTTGTAACTGTTTGTGCTGATGTCCAGGCTGTATTAGTTAAAACCGCGCCAAAGATTTCTTTCATCTTACCTATTGCGGCTCCTGTTTCAACTTGTGCACCTGGTACTTGTGTTGTAGCACCAAACCAATATTTGTCAGCATTACGATGAACTCTTGAATTACCACCCCATTTTATATCAAATAGAAGTCCGTCAATAATGTAACCCATGTCCCTTTCACATTTTTGACTATCACTTGATGTAAGGAAGCCAGAATATGTTGTATTAATAAATGCAATAACTTCGTCTTTAACATATTCTTTGTTTAATGCTATTAAATTAGTTGCAAGGGGATTTAATTCTGTTTGTATAGCAATTCCATCAAAGACAGGATCTCTATAAAAATGTAAACCCTTCCAAGCACTTTCAGATACGCCTGGTTTAGGTTTAATAATACAACGTCTAAATTCATCACCTTTTATAGAAACATTATTGCTAACTTTAATTGGATAATGTTCAAAGTATGTTCCACTTTCTATGTGAATAGTAATTTGTGGTTGTTTAACATTGTAACCAAATTCTAATTCTTCACCTATTGTATATTCTTTAGGTTCTAATAATTCTAGTTCAATTGTATCATTTGTTGCACCAATTGAATATTTTACAATTCGTCCCATGGCACCGGATGTTAAACCTCTTATAATTTTACCTGGAATAAGATCATTGTTTGTTACAATAGCTTGGTCGGCATATCCTTGGCCACCATTTGAAATCGTAATTTCCCAAGTGCTACCTTCAACAAGTTGTGGTGCTGATGTATAACTAGGTCCTGTTATAAGTGCTATAACAATATCCCATTTGGCTCCAACAGCTACTTGCCCTGGAGCATCAACTATTTGTCCTGAATCAATTGTCTGTGTATATGTACTTTGGTATAAAGTTGTTTCAGCTGTATTTGTAATAACTTTATTATGTAAGGATTTAGCAAATTGTTGTGCCGCAAGAGTTTGTACACTTTGTGATTGTCTTGCTCTTTGTCCACTTACAGTACTGTAATATCTAAACCCTGTATTTCTAGCATGGTAGTTGGCTGTTACACCATCTAACATATCTAATACAATTCCATCTAATGTATAACCCAAGTCTCTTTCACATAAATCTCTTGAATATATGTGATCTGGGTATGTTTGGTTAATGTAAGCAACTGCTTCTGCAAGAATAAAGTTTCTGTTTGCATCTGTTAGTATTTTTACTTCTTCATATCCACTGCTATTTTTCACACCAGTTGTAACTACTTGTGATTTATTGGCTCCAGAATTGTATGTAATGTCTTGTAGATAAGGACCAATTCCAGGTGGTGATGTAAAAATTATTTCTTCGGCTTTAAGTGCCGCGGCGTGTAAACTTTTGTATGCATAATTTAATGCTCTACCTTCACTACCGATAGGTACGCCACGCATTGTGTCATCACCGTTTGCACTTACATATAAATTTGTTAGTGATGCGTATGCAGAATTATCAACATAATATTTTGATGCCGCTTGTAATACATTTGGATTTGTAGCAGGTATAACTGTTGGATCCGCTAATGGACCTGAATTTGCTATACAATCAGCAGTCGCACTTACAAATGCGTGTACTGATGTATCACTTGATATACCAACATTTATAGTAATTGATGTTCCATCTACTGCCGTAATTGTAATTGGTGTATCGTAGACAGGGTCAGTAGTTCTTGGATATGTATGATTTGTTGCATGACTATCTGTAGCACAAGTAAATGTTAAACTGTCTTGAGCAATTGTAATTTTATTACCAACTTGATAATTGTGTGATCCAAGAGTTAATACCAGTACACCTGTTGCAGGTGTGTATACCGCGCCTGTCGGAGTGTAAGTTGTGTTATCAACAATCGAATTTATAGTAGCAACTAGTTCTGTTACTCTATCACCTGAACCTGATTCGCCAGCATTTGTTATTATTTTTTGTGAAGTAGCTGATTGTTGTGATGCGTATGCAGTATTAGTTAAAATAAAATCCTTAATTATTTCTAATACTTTATTGTTAATTGCTATCGCATAAGTTGATTCGCCTGCGGCTAATTGTGAAACAGCACCGTCCCAGTAAAGTTTAGCAGTTCTAATCGATTCTGAATTACCGCCATATTTGATATCATGTGCAATTGCATCAATATTATATTTTGTATCTCGTTCGCATTTTTCATGTCTAGCTGTAGTATGTACACCTGGGTTGTTTGTATCAAACCAATGCATTACTTCGTCAGCTACATATTCTTTATTTTGTGTTATAAGACTGTATGCATATGGTAATTGCGGAGTAGCATTTGCATGAGCACCTGGATGATCATGTAAGTATAATGCTCCAGTCATTGTATCGCCTTCGCGTCTTACAACAGATTTTCTTGGAAGTGCTTCTGTAGAAATCCAGTTACCAGCTAATACTTCATCATATGAGGCATCGTACATTGATTGTACACCACTACCACTGCCTGCTGGTACATTAATTTTTACTCTAGTACTATCGTCATTGTTTTGTGCTTCTGATTCAGATTCATGAATACTCATCTGCTCCGTTGAAACATATCTTAGATAATAAGTTGTTCCTGTTGATAATCCGGCCGCATCTGTTCCTGTTGAATTATATTTGTATGCTATACCATTTGAACTTGATTCAAACCCATGTCCAGCACCACCGCCACCAACAATATTACCATCAGCAAATGAATCAATAAGAAAACTATAAGCATCAGCATTAAAAGGTTCAGACCTTGCTCTAATTTGTCCTGATGCACCTGGACCACCTGCTGATCTTAAATAACGAGCATCACTATATCCTCGTGTAATAACTAAATCATCAATAGTGAATGTTGTTCCGTGTGCATTGTTTAATGCATTTATAGCCGCAGTTGAAATATTTGGATTAGCAATAGCTTGGTTGGCCGCATTTAATGGACCTCCAAGACTTGGAATAGTATCTGCACTAATAATAGTTCCAGTATTACTAATTGTAATTGTATCATTTGCTAATGAATCAACTGTAATACCTTGTCCGCCGGCAATACTTTTCATTAGTATTTCATCGCCTGCGGCATTAGACATTGGTACTTTATATGCACCTAGTTGATCAGGAACGTCGCTTAATGATCTAAAAGATATCTGTCCGCCTTGGCCGAATACAGCATATAGTTCCGTAAAGTTTTCATTTGCTTTACGAAACGACTCTCTTATACTATCACCAGTACCGTCGTTACCTTCTACACCAATATTAATATCTTGTTTTGCCATTGTTTAAAATCCTACTGATTCACCACACCCGCAACTATTTTTTGTTGCTGGATTAGTAATATCAAAAAATGATCCAAATAATTCTTCTTTATAATTAATTGTTGAACCCATTAAGTACATTTGACTTAATGAATCAATTGCAAATTTGCCTTTTTCCAAGTTAATTATTTCGTCTTTATCTTCTACGGCGTCTGACATAGTCCAATCATATGTCATTCCTGCACATCCGCCACCCTTCATAGATAGGCGTACAACAGGTTTATTCTTAGCGGCCAGCATATAATTCATTTGGTCTATTGCTGATTCTGTTAATGTTACTATTGCCATATTAGTTCCTTTGTTAATTGTATTTATCAATATGTCTAAAATCCTAATGTAATTATAAATAGCTATATGTTTATAAGGACAGAACAAACTATACAATACTTTATGCGTAAGGGTATAAAGGGTGAACACCACCCTTATAAACGTAAAAAAACGTTGGTAGTATTTAAATGTGATAGTTGTAGTGAAGAATTTATACGTGATAAAGGGCGTATAGACCCTAAAAGATTATGTGATGATTATTCGCACGTTTGCCCGAACTGTGATCCTAAAAGATTTGCCCAAAAACGAGGTGTTGAACAACGTAAAAAATTGAACTTAAGAGTGGATAGCATGATCGACATCACAAAACTATGATGCCGATCTACACTAATCTATAACTTGTAAATTATTCAGATTTCCAAATATTGTATGCACCCCAAGCCAATGCTCCCCAAATAATAACTTTGGTAAGAGGCATAATGCCTAAGATAACAACTAACGCCGCACCACCGATTATAATTCCGTTCCATGATGTGCGTTCTTCTATTCTTCCTTTGATCCAATCAAACATAATAATTACTCCTTACAATGCTTTGTGCAATTGACTTACTAATTTAGATTTAACAAGTCTACGGTCTAGCTCGATACCGTGCTTTCTTCCTAACTCTTCCATTTGCTTTTTGGTCATTTTAGAAAGTTGAGCTTTAGTATGAGATTTTGGTGTTTTCTTTACAGTTTTCACCTTAGGAGCCGTGAAGGTTTTATTAGACCAATGTGTAACGTGGTCTGATATTTTAGTATCGCAACATTCTGGCTCTTTATGGATGTTTCCAGTAAAGATGTCTTTCAGCCATTTGAACATAGGGTAGTCTCCTCCTAGTTTAATAAGTCTGTAATATATTTAGTTGTTTTGTAGTCTTAAGTTGTAATATTGACGTTTTTACTCTTGCCCTTAGGGTCGCAAAAAGGCGGTATTTGTGTTTTTTCATGCAATCTGCTCTTTTTAAGGCCTGTTTCTGCTACTGATTCTACGGGTTTAATCTTATCTGTGGATAAAGTTCCAGCAATTCTCATAACGTTTGCCATGAATCTTCCTATGCCATATGATCGATTAATTTTCATTTTAAGTGTTCTTTTTGTCGCTCTCGTTCTGCTACGCACCATTCATCATCTGGATTAAACATACAATCAAGTACTTTGCCTATTCCACCTAATGTAGGTTTTGCTTGTGTTCCATTACTTCCACATTCTGACAGTACCATTAGTAATAATACAAGGATTATTATATTCTTTATCATATATTAGTTTGCTGTTATCACCTTTAGTTTGTTTACAGTTGCTTTTAACAATGTAGTATAGTTTGGGTTTGTTGAAAATAAAGTTAATGTATCAATTAATTTATTATAATTATATACCCCTGCTATAACCATTTCTTCTCTTAATTCTCTAAAATCTTTGTATGCAGGATGATTATTTAATAAGTCAACATAGTCTTGAATTGATTGACATTTTGTTTTATATACTTTAACTCCCCATACTGCTTTTGGATTGTCTTTAGGTTTTATTTGCGGAAGTTTGGGATCCCAAGTTCTAACACCAAATAAGGCATTCCCTTCAATTGCAAATCTGCTTGTACCCCATCCGGATTCTAATCCTGCTTGGGCTTCTACAAGTAAAGATGGAATTCGTAAACTGTGGGGGGTTGTAAAGTTAATATAATTAACGCATTTTCGTACAGCTAAAACAAAACTGTCTTGATCAGTATAAACAAATTCAGGTTCGTGTAATCCAAGTTTAACTGCTATTTTAGATTGTTCAAGTTCAACACGTTCTGTTATTTTATCAATAATATAATTATTTGGTTTAAACGTTCCAAAGCCAAAAGATCCTATACCGAGCAATATAATTAGTATTACCCCAATGAAAATTTTAAATTTTTTATTATCTTTTAATTTCATCCTTTTCATACTATACTATAGCATTATTTGGATCAATTGTCAATCAAATTTAATACCAATTATCAGCACACCACGGATCTATGGAGTCTTTTGGATTTGGATCACCATGGAATACAGCCATACACGTTTCACTCAATATTTTGGGTGTGCCAGGAGTAGCAAAATTTCGTTTTCCAGTTACTCTAGACATTTCGGGTTTACCACGCATTTCCCATTTATAACTTTGGATCCATTCGTCAGGCCAAAAACAAAAATCCGATTTAACATTAGCAAATAACCAATCTTGGTCTCCATGGTATCTTGCTGAATGAGATTTTGGATTTTCCATAAACTTTTCATATACTTGGCTATGTTGTCCTGTTTCAAATCTGACAACACTTGAATTCATTCTATTCCAATTTGAATGAACAACTCTATTAAAGTCTCGTATAACACAAAATTGGCCAGGATTATAAGTAAACAGCTTATCCATGTTTTTAAAAATAATTACATCTAAATCAATATAAAGAATAGTTCCTTTTATTCCTAGACCAGGATTAAAGAACATTGGTTTGTACCACCAACCTTTGACATCAGGAATTGCTGGTAGTGGACGAATTTCTATACCGGATTTTATACCAGCACCGTTTTCAGTAAAACAAGCAAAGTTAAAAGGTATAGTTAGATTTCTTGTAACCATGTTGTGCAAAACATTAACATATTCTGCACTATATTTGTTACCGTGTTTTAAGCATACAACATAATTTGCCACATACTTCTCCTTATAATGCTGGCTTAGAAGGAACTGCTCCAATACTTAATGTAACTCTAGGGCAAAATGGCATTGATTTGTGTGGAGTTAATCTAGGAAGAAATAATGCATCACCAGTTTTTAAATGCCACATTTTATATTGATCACCTTCTTCAGTTGATGTTGGCATACATACTTCACCATATCCTTGTATTAGTAATACAGATTCGTTGTCACGATGCATATAGATTGAGTGATGCCGATCTGAGAAACTCCAAAAGAAACTGCAATTAATTACTGTTTCAGTTTCAACTGCTGTATAATTAGTAACAAATTCTGTAAAGAAAGGTTTAATATGTTTATTATTTTCTACACTAGCTAAATGACTACCATACTGATCCATAACAGTATCATTATTGGTAACTCTAGAAACATATTGATTTTGTTGTAGTAATGTTTCAAAATTAATGATTGTTGCTTCGGGGAACACACCAGGCCAATATTTAACTTCTCTAGTACGTCGAGTTTCGTTTAGTTCTTTCCAAAATTGTTCACGCATTTAATTTTCCACTATTGCACTATTACTACCATGCTCAAACACTTCAACACTAGCAAGTCTTACACGACCTCCTGTGTCTTCATCTATAATTGGTGCTACATAATTATAAACGTGTTCTGCAAATTTTTCACAACCTACGCCATCCATTTGAATAACTTTAGCAAGACCTTTTTCTTCTAATGCTATAAAGTCGTTTAGATTAGGATCATTTTTATCAACAGCTAGTTTATGATCAAAATTATCTTCTAGATATTGTTTAATCCATTTACAATTGCCAAAATCATAAACCCAATTTTTATCATCTAGTTCGAATGCTTCAAACTCAAATCGAAATCCTAAACTGTATCCATGAATTAATGAACAATGACTGTCTGCCAATGCTTGTCTAAACGCACAACTGAATCCTCTTTCGTTACCGTATGTTTTTGTACTTTTATGTTTCATATTTTCTCCTTTTAAACGGCGGAGTATTTTAAGAGGGTCGACGTAATAGTCCTCATTTGTAATAGTATATAACAATTTTGTTTAGTTGTCAACCGGAATGTGATGTGTATTGAAACTAATTGTTAGCCGTTTATTGGTTTTATTATATAAACTTCTATGATATAACCAACTAGGAAATAAAACGAGCATACCCGATCTTGGATGGAACTCCATTTTATCAGAAGTAAATTCAGTTGCGTTATTATGTATCTCTGCCATTTTTGGTCCTAGTATTGGACTTGTAAAAACTATTGGAGCACTATCTTCTTCGCAATAAGGATAGTATGCTCCACTTACAATACTTAATTCATGTCTGTGTTCATTTACGTGTCCATCTTCTTCTTGAATATTAAACCAGCTTTTGGCAATAGTAGCTGGTTCTAATCCACACGTAACACAAAATTCGTCTACACAATTTTGAATGTCTTGTTTTAGTATTTTAAATTCTGCACGATCTAAGAAGTTTGCTGTTTTATGAGTTTTACTAATAACATCAAAATATCTACTACTAGTTTTACCTTTGCCTACGTCAGCTGGCCATGACATTAGTATTTCTTGTGTAAAACTATTAATAGTATCAACAACTAGTTTTTGATCAGCATGATTCTCTAAATTCCATACTTGAACTAACGTTGGAAATAATGAATAATCTGCTTTACGAAATTGTCCTTCAGGTATTGTCGCCTTCATGCTTTTCCATTCTATAATCTTTTACTGTTCGCATATAGCCCCTATCAGCGTTTCGAATTGTATTGAAACTTATTACATATCTTTTCTTAGGCTCTCGATACAATCGCAGAACAGGTTTTGGTTCAACGTAATGTTTTATCCAACTAGGAAATAGTACTAATAATCCAGTACGTGCTTGTATATCTAAATTATACTTACTGTAATATGTGTCTTTTATAATACAATCGTTCATACGTAATTGTTGTATTGGACTTTCAAGCATTAAAGGACTACTTCCTTCGTCAGCATACGGATAGTATGCTCCACTAATAACACTTCGTTCATGTCTATGAGCTTCAACTGAATTACCTTCAGACATTGTATTAAACCAACTTGTTGAAATAAGGGTATAATCAATTCCTGCTTCTTCAGTATATGTGTCACAACATGATTGTATTGTTTTCCATAAGTCTACTAATCGCTTATCACTTAAAAATTGTTCGTTGCCGGTTATGTAACTACTATGTCCACCTTTTACTAATCTATGCTCGCCAATATCTTGCCAGTTCTCAATCATATCTATAGCAACTTCTTCACAAGGGTGTCCTTTAAGATCCCATGTGCTTATTAATGTTGGAAATGTTGCGAAATGTTTAGGTTCAGGTGGTCTCATTATCAATCCCAAATTCAATTACCATTTTGTTACATACATTTTTTTGCTCTGTTGGCCATGGCTTATTATTATAATAAGTAAAATTAGCTTCAGGAAAATTTTCAAACACTTTATCAATTTGATATATCCAATAACTAGGATCTACTGGACTTGAATCTGCATCGTTATAATTCTCTGTGCCTTTATATATGTTATTATAAAGTCCGGTATCTAAATCAAACCCAATCATATGTATTTCAGGTTTTTCACTCCATTTAGAAGCTATTATTGTTCCTAATAATACTGCATAAGGTCCACTACCCCAATGCCATGGATCGTCAAGTTTTGTATTACCTTTATATGGAAGTTGTGGAACTAGCCCACATAATTTAAATTGATCTATCCAATCGGGTCTAGTATAGATAGCACCATAGTTACGTTCTTTTTGTGCTTCAGTAACCATACGACGATCACAACAAATTAAGTGGTTTATATAAAAGTCTCTAAAAATTGCGTTGCAACCAACCTTTATATCGCCACATTTATTGATATCTATATCTTTTCTACTCTCTCCGTTGCCAATCACAAGCATGACAATATTTAATAAATATGTATAACGATAGGAACAAAACCGAATGACAGCATTTTATGATTTTTTTAGGTATATCAAGTTATACTCCACAGATGGCGTAACTTTAGAACACACTATTGAAGCTGATGCAGTAACCGACTCTCTTAGCATAAGCAGAGGTACAGGAGTAGCATGGACAGGCGCTTCATCGGCTACAGATTCATTTAAAATAGACGTTGATTATACATTTGAAGTTCCTGTAACAACTACTACCCTTAGATTAACTGATGTTAATAGTAATGATCAAGATATAGCTCTTGTTGCCGGCACTAATATGAACCTTGTACGTGACAATGCTAACCAATTAACAATTTCAGCATTAGTAGGTGGTATTAGTAAGGCTATTGATAATATTACACAGGCCAGCCCATGTAACATTGAAACAACAAATGCCCACGATTTTACAGAAGGAACTCCAGTTACTATTACAGATGTAAATGGAATGACCCAGCTTAACGGTAATGAATATTATATGGATGTTCTAACTAGTAAAATTTTTGCATTGTATTCTGACCCAGAATTAGCAACGCCTGTTGATAGTACAGGCTTTGGAGCATATACATCAGGTGGTGTTGCCACTGGTGAATATGGAGGTGCAACTAAATTAAACGAACTAACAGATGTTAAGGCTGGTGCTGTTGATTTTACAGATAGTATAATGCTAGGGCATACAACAACTGGTACATTAAGTAATGCTCATAGTAATATTTTTATAGGAAAAGATACAGGAAAAACTGTTACAAGCGGAAATCAAAATACTGTTGTTGGCCACAAAGCTGGAGAGAGTATACTAGATGGAAGTAACAACACGTTCATCGGTTCTACGGCAGGAGATGCTGTCACTACTGGAAGTTCCAATGTTATAATTGGTGACTATGCAGGTACATCAGCATTAGCAGATACTGTTGCAATTTATACTGGTGGTGGAACTCAGCGACTTACTATTGATTCAACTGGTGCTACTGTTAATAGTAATGCTGTAATGCTTGGTGGTGTTGTAACATCACATTTAATTCCTGATACAGATATTACTTACGATTTAGGAAGTTCAACACACAAATTTAGAGACTTATACTTAGACGGTACAAGTATTCATTTAGGTAGCACAATTTTAAAAGATAACGGTTCAGGTAGTTTACAAGTTAATATGACAAACGTATTACAAGTTGCCGCAGATGATTCAACTTTACGTATAATTGATAGTGGAGAATCAATTAAGTTTATTGGAGCAGGATCTGTTACAACGGCTACTGACGCAGAAGGTAATCTTACAATTACTGGAGACTATGGCGGATTAACTGATAACACAAATGTAGATGCTGTAGTAGCCGGTGATGATGGTAAAATTTTATATTATGATTATGGCACGACATCATTTAAATGGAAAATATATAATGATACAAACTGGGATACAGCATATGGTTGGGGAGATCATACAGTTCCTGGATACCTAACAGGTACTGGAGTATTAAGTTCTCATACAGATGTACACAATGCGGTACCAACAGCTGGACAAGTCCTTATGTGGGACGATGGAAATTCAAGATGGGCACCTGGAACAGACTTTGATACAGATCTTACAGGAAGTGTATTTGGAGACGATTCAACAGTACTAGTTGATGGTGTTAATAATGCTATTAATTTAGATGGCACTATAAAAGGCCATATGATACCAGCTGGTAACGATATTTATGACATTGGAACAGCTGAATTTAAGATTAGGGATCTATATTTAGGTTCAAATTCCCTTTGGGTTGGTGATGAGCATAAGATTACAATTGATGGCGGAAAGAAAAAATTTAAGAAAAGGAAAAAAGGTATAGTACCAGCAGGTGTTCAAACTCTTTTGATAACATCTGTCTTTGCAGACGTGACTGCACTTAAGATAGATTTTAAAGTTCAAATTCACGATCCTGTCCCAGCAACTATACTTGATCCAGACCATGTAGACTTTAATCCACCTACTAATAAGTGGCAAGAGTTTTTAGCATTACATGGTCACCCTAATAAATCGGCTGGAGACGTTTATGACAATACTTCAGATTTTGATGATGAAGGTCCAGATCAGTTAATAACAGAAGGTGATCTTCTGTACCATGATGGTACAGACTATAAACGTTTACCTATTGGTTCTGCGGCTCAAGTACTTCTTGCAAATGGTTCTGGTACTGCTCCAGAATGGGGTACTGTTAGTGCCGCTATAATTGTAGCTGAAGAAGGTAGTGACTTAACAACAAGTGCAACAAAATTAGATTTTGTTGGTTCAGGTGTTACTGCTAGTGGTACAGGTGCAACAAAAACAATTACTATTCCTGGCGGTGGTGGCGGTGGTGGTTGGACAGCAATTGAAACTCAAACTGTATCTTCATCAGTGACATCAGTGACATTTGGAAGTTTAGATCTTTCTGCTTATAGCACCGTGCGATTAGTAATAAGCGATCTTGTTCATAGTAACCATCAATTTACCTACCTAAAGTTAAGTAATAACGGGTTCACAAGCAATGATACATGGTCCCAAAACGTAATGGCAATGTTTGACAATACCACAACATCCTATGATAGGCAGGCAAACAGTACAACGTTTAGCGACGGAGAATACCTTATTTTAACTTCTCATGTTGTATGGTTTGACCCGATAATAATGAGCGGCTGGTTAGATTTTGATTTAACAACAACCAATGTGGTTGCCAACGGACAAGGGGTTTCAAGAGATGACGGTGAGGGAGTAATTCTGTGGTCTGGAATTTGTGATGTTACAACTTTCACTGATTTAAAAATAGAAAAATTTAGCGGCACGTTTGATTCTGGGACGTTTAAATTATTAGGTATGGCATAAGGAAAAAGATATGGCAAATGAAAAGAAAATGGTAAATGGTGTAGTAAGTGAGTTAACTGACGAAGAACAAGCTACTCTAAATACTTCACGTGCAAAAATACAAGCTAAAATTGATGCAGATGCTTGGAAAGTTTCTAGAGTGTCTAGCTACGGAAGTATAGGCGACCAGTTGGACGAAATTTATCATGACATAGATTCTTGGAAAGCAAGAATAGCCAAAGTTAAATCAGATAATCCAAAAACTTAAACTGACCTAATCTGGTCTTTTGCTATATATAGAAGTGGACAAGTATAGCATACCCATCCTTTAGAAATTACAATATAAAAATACGGATCTTTTGCCTCGTTAGCGTGACACGTTGAAAATGTCATTGTGCCTTTCTGTTCTTCAGGCTCTGATCGAGCATCGCAATTAGGTAACGCAAATTCGCTTTTAATTGTAAATCCCCATGCTTCGTCGATAGTTCCATTTTTATCAAGATCCATATAGGTAGTAAGAGTATGTGGAAGTTCTTGAGCATTCCAAAACGCCATGTGCTGAAAGAAATCAAGTTTACTTGAAAACATTGTAGTAGGATCTACTTCTTTTTCAGGAGAAGTAATATAGTCTTTCCAGTTATTAGCGTACACTGGCGAGGATATAAACAGGCACAATAGTACCATCAAAAGTTTTTTCATATTACTTCCTTTTTCTTTTTGTTGTTCTGATTTCTCTTAATTCTTCAGAATGGTTCTTTTTTACTTCGCCTACATCTTTTTTAATTTCACGTAGGTGCATTTGGATATCGCCAAATCGATCATAACTTTCAGTAAAAAATTTATTAAGATTATGAATTGCGTCAATAACCCACCACCACCAAAAGAATGCAACAGTTCCAAAAATAGTTGCAACTCCGATTAAGAGATAGTCGAGTGTTTCTTTGGCATCAAATGCCACAAGTAGTACTACTAATAATAGTGCAGTTAATGGAAGTATCCTTCCACACCAAGACCAAATCTTGGTTTTTAGGTTTAGTTGCATAGTGTTACCCCTCTATAACACCAAACGGTTTCCATTCTCCTGGTGTACCATTTTTAATACAGACCCATCCAACATGACTTGTTGGTTTTGGTTCTTGATTCCATACGATATCACCTTTGACGTAGATTCCATTATTTGGTGGTTGAACCCCAATTTCGAATTTCTTATTTTCAAATCTGACAGGCCCTGAGGTGCTAAAACATACGTCAGGATTATTAACTCCTACTCCTAATTTTCCTTTAACTGTTGTGATAGAATCAGCATCAGTACCAATTATAATTCTATTATTGGCAGTGAGTTTAATTCTAGTTTGATTGTCAGTAATTAGATTCATGTCACTTGTAGTATAAGTTCCTACATTGGCAGAATCATATTCTGGGTCAACAATGAATTCAACTTCATTGCTACTAACACTTAATTGTCCGTTGCCTAACTCTGTGCCTATTCCAAATCTCATTTCATCTCCGTTATAAAAGATGAATTGATCTATTGTAAGACTGCCTTCAGTTTTAAGATTACGTAATGTGCCTACTTCAGTTAAACTAGATTTTGTTATATCAGGGCCTAATTCATTTGCACTTAATACTGTAACATTTCCGATTTTATATTCATGACCAGTATGTAGATCAAAGTCTTCACTAGACCAAATACGATCGTCTCCACCCTTCATTACTAATTGCTTGGTATGATCATATCCTGTCCATAATAGTCCTTTATTGTAAGGAGTATCGTCTACTGAACATTCAAATACTAAAGGTGTTGTTCTTGCATTTCTAACATCGGCTTGTATTTCGTCAACTTCTATTTTAGAAGCCTTAATTGTGCCGCCTACAGTAAGGTCGTTTTCTACAGTAGTATCGCCGACTAATTTAGCAACTATTAAATTATCAGTATAAACACCTTCGTCTTTTATAACAAAGGTTTGTTTAGTTGCTTCGTCACGGATACCTGTACTTGCAAAGTGTGTGATTTTACCAGCACTTATTTTATTACCACTAAGGCTTCTATCAAGAATCTCTTGTGCTGGCAATTCCCTATTTGCAATAGTTTCAAGTGCCTCACCTAGTTGTACAAGACCGTCTTTTACTGCTAAAATTTCAGAATCTTTAATGTCACGTGTGCTCATACTAGTATTTATCTTACAGCCTTAAGAATAATAGTATCAGTATTGATCCTACCGTTTAGTTTAATGTCTACAGCATTGATATTATCTAGATATGTACGCAGTTTAATCTTTCCACAATCTTTAAATTCTTTAAGTTTTTCTTCTGGCTTTCTAAGCGTCTTTTGAATAGATGTATCTGTAGCAAAACCTGTAATAGTTGTACCCTTAACACTTAATCCAGTTCCTTCACGTTCTAAATGCATTGGATCAATGCTACTAGCGATATACCTTCCCATTTTGCGTGTTTTAACATTAAACACCCATAGTTCTTCACATCCTATAATATCGATAGGATTAATACTAGCTAGTTGAAATTTATCATCCTGACGTTTATACCTTAATTTAGAAATCAGCTTTTCTTTGCTACGTGGTGCTCGTTTGCGTGTTTTACGATTAGCTTTAGCAGTATCAATAACTACGCCCAATGCACCCATAAAATTGTTAAATCCATCTAATTTAAGTTGTAGCCCTTTTTTATCATAGCATGAATAAGCCTCTTTAAGTTGTTCAGCCCAGTCCTGCTCTTTCTCGGTCATTGTTGCTAGTTGCTTTTTAGATAAAGGATTTAGCAATTCGTTTAGCTCTGCTATTTCGTCTTTATAAAATTCTATCATTCTTCTAGCATGAGCTTGGGTTGTTTTAACGTCAAGAAAATGGTTGCGGAAGTTAAAACCTTTAGGATTAAATTTATGTGGATTATCAACCCAGCTTTCTAGCCATGTATCAATTGCGTCTAATTGTAAATATGTTTGCTGTTGAATACGTTCTTGAATAGTAGGCTTAGGACCCCCTACTAGTTTTACTTTTGTTTCGTCTTCTTTTTTCTTTTCTTCTATCACTTTTTCCCCGTCAGTGAACAATGCATTTAATTGTTTATGTATCCAATCTGTTGATGGCTTATTTTCCCCCATCAATCCCGGCATACTATCTATATATGCCTGTCCGCCTGGATGAATGTCCGGCATACCTCTATTTAACATTCTGCATAAAGAACCAGTAGTGCCGTTGAAACGCCAGTCTGGATTTTTACTTATAACTTTAGCCTTGTCAGCCCACTCCTTTTTTGACTTGCAATACTCTAAGATCCAAGTTTTGTAATGTGAACTTTTATAGTCGTAACGATAAAAATCCATGGCGGCAGTTTTTGCTTGATGAAATTTTTCAGCAGAAAGGCTTAGACCGTTTGAAAGATCTGGTTCGTTCCCTTTAGTTCTTGTACGGGATACTCTTTTTTTCTTACGTGGAGTTCCTCTAAGATTAAGTCGTCGAGCCACCCATTATCTCCTTTGAAAATAGTTTCATCACTAGCTATTATATAGCAAGGAAAATAAAAAGCAAGGAAAAGTGAGTTTTTTCTTAGAGTTTTTCGCCCAATTCAAATCCTCTAAAGCATTTGAATCTTGGAAATCGTAAACTATAAGTGTTTGAATCTTGTGATTTAGTACGGGCATCTGCTCTAATTTCAATTAAAACATTAATGAGCTTATCACGGCTAGCCCAGAAGCTATCACGTTCAGCGTCAGTGAAACCGCTTCCACAGTTAAGGTGATAATTGTGTCCATCGTCTTCTCCTTCTACAATGACAGCACCTAAACGTCCTTCATTACGCCCGGTACCTTCTTCAACTGCAATTACTTTTAAGGTTACTTCGATAAATGGTTTTAGCTTTAACCAATACGCAGAACGTTTACATTCATACGGTGCATCTAGATCTTTAATCATGATACCCTCGTATCCACCGTCTACAGCCGCTTTGTTTACGTTTGTGTACGTTTTTTGTCCTGCCTGGGTCTCTAGGTCTACTATCTCATGATCCAGCACTTGTACGTGCTCTAAGGCGTCTTTATGTGTTTCGTACCAATGCTTTAACATTAGTGTTCGTTGTTCTTGTGGTTTATCCCAACCACCTTCCAAGAAATCTTTTAATGGAATAAAATCGAAAAGATGTAAAATGGCGTCTTTAGCCGTAACATTACTTTTACGATGAACTTGTTTCATTAAGTCTTGGAAGTTATCGCTCATTACTTCTCCATCCAAAACTAAATCATATGGTGGAGGAGATTTTTTAACGACAGTTTGAATTTCGTCAATAATATGTTGAAAGTTTATAAACTGTTTTCCATTTCTGCTAAATTGTTCTATCTTACCATCTTTACGAACGATTGTTAAAACTCTTACACCGTCTAATTTAACTTCTAGCATTTTTCTACCAGTAAGTTTCTTTTCGTGTTTTGCAGAGTCTTGTGCTAGTTGGCAAGTAAATCTTGGAACTTCGTATTTGTCAAATCCATTTTTCTTAGCAACATTGTTTACAGTTTTTTCACTTACACCACAACGTAAATCTTTAATTAGGATTCTACGATAAAATCCATTCCATTGTTCTGCGGTTGCTGAACTCATTACAAGTTCAATGGCATCACGTGCCGCATGACCTGTAAGTTCTCGCTTATTAAGTTTTTCTGCTAAATTCTTAAAGACTTTCCAATCACAGCCTTGAGCTGACATTACTGTATCTTTTGTAGGGACTTTTTTGACGCCGAATGTGTATAGAGGATCTAAACACATTTTTACTCCATCGAAGAACTCATCTAGTCCTTCGTTCATTGCGTCTAATAGGATTGCTTCTTTAGATAGACGTGAATTGTCTGCCTCTAGTTTTTCAATTACTGCCTGTGGTTGGGTTCTCATTTTGTGCCTCTTTTATTAATTTTATACTTATAGTATAACATCCTAGCACCAATTTGTCAACCTCTTTTTATTCTTTTTTTGGACAGGCTTCTTCAGTAGCTTTTAAACCATAT